CCGACATGGGGTATTGCGCAAGAATTGGCATGGCCGCGTACCGGCCACAGCATCAACGGCAGCACAATCGCTGACGACTCTATTCCGGCTGTATGGATGCCGCGCCTCAAATCGTGAGGCTTGGCTAGAAGCCTCCTCGCACGGCTCACTTTCGCTCGCGGTCAATCCAAACCAGCGGATCAAGCGGCAGAAGGTTGACGTGATCGAGCGCGAGTTCCACGACGGCGGCGCCGTTGAGGCTGGTGGGGCAGGGGCTGTTATCGACACGGAAATCGACGGCATGGTCGCGCCACTGCTTTGCGCAGCATTCGGCGGCCCGGCGATCCTGGTGGTGTGATGCTGCCGCCTATTCAGTCTCAGGTAGGTGAGCCTCAAGCGCCCGTCTTATCAGCTCAGAGGACAGAGGCATTTGCGCGCTGATCGCCTGAGTGCACCGCTCAATTGTCTCATCCCGATTGTTTAGGTTGATGTTTGATACCGGGTTCACGCCGGTTTGCTTGTCATACGAGACGCGAACCTCGTCGCCGGTAATCTCGATGATGCGGAAGTTGTGCATGGGCTGGTCCTTTCGGGCTGGTTTATTCCATATACGGAGGGGCTGGTGGGCGTTTATGACGAGATGGCCGACATGGCCAATGAACTGCTCTTGCCAGATACGCAGGGCGGTTTTGGTCAGGGCACGGTCCAAATCAAGCGCATAGAGCTTGGCGGCCTTATCGACCCGAACAACCAATGGGGCGGAAGGCACGAACACGAGAAGGTCTGGACCATCCGGGCCGCTGTTCGCCGCCTGCATCAGCGTTATGAGGGCGGCATCCTGATCATCGAGACCGGCGACCACATCGTGGCCGGGACCATGGCAACGCTGACGATGGTGGATGGCGTGGCCGTCCCTCCCGTTGAGCAAGCATTTGAGCCCATGAACGGCGATCTGATCGTGATCGACGGGGCAGATCGAGCAATCGACAATATCACGCCCATACCCGGCGCGGGCGTTACCTCCGCATGGAAGCTCTGGAGCAAGGCATAGATGCTCAAGCGCCTTTCCAGCCGCGAAGTTCTGGCCAACCTCGCAATCGAGTGGGAAGCCACTCTTGCCCGCGAATGGTTGGACGCCATCAGATCCATCACCTCGGCCGTCGTGCTGAAGGATTTGGTCGCAGAACTGGAGCGCGGCAATCTCGAAGCGGCAATGCGGCTGCTCGATATTGACGCTGACAGGTTCGCACGGTTCGAGAGCGCGATTGTCCAGGCTTACAACCAAGGCGGCCAAGCCGTGGTTGGCTCCATGCCTGCGCTGCGCAATCCATCGGGCAACAAGGTATCTTTCGGCTGGGGAGTGCGAAACACGCCCGGCGAGAACAATCTGCGCCAGCATGCGGCGGGCCTTGTGGATGGGCTTGTCGGTGAGTTTCTGGACACAACCCGCCAGACGCTCGCGGACGGCCTTGCACGAGGCCAGAACCCGCATCAGACAGCCCGGAGGCTGGTTGGCCAAGTGAACACGAGAACGCGCCTGAGAGAGGGCGGCGTTTTGGGTAACACGCCTTCCGTGGTCGAGCGGCTGAACCGCCTCTATCTCGGCCTTCGCTCTGGTGACCCAGAAGTCATGAGGGCCTATCTCGCGTACAAGTGGGGCAACAAGCAGTTTGATGGGCACGTAAAGCGCGCCCTTGCCGAAGGCGGCAGCGTCCCGGCTGACGCCGTTGACCGGATCGTCAAGGCATACTCGAACAGAGCGCTATTGGAGCGTGCCAAAGCTCTGGCAGCGACCGAAACCAACATCGCCCTAGCCAAGGCAAAGACCGACGCCTTTCAGCAGCAGATCGATGCCGGAAAGCTCGAAGCCGGCGACATCACCAAAACCTGGGGCCGATCGATCTCTCGAGAGAAGCGCCAAGACCATCTCGCCATGGTGGGTGTGACGGTTCCTTTCGATCGGCCGTTTGTGCTTCCGGACGGAACGCAATGTAGCGGGCCGCATGATCCGAGCCTGCCAGCGCGGCATCTCGTGGGCTGCAAATGCCCCGCCGCCGATGTTTCGATCGACTTCACTTCGCAGGCGCTTCGCCGGTATCGGGAGCGCACTGGTGGGTAACTTCGCAGCGACCATCGGAGCTTGGGCAGAGAAAGTGCCCGAGGCCATCGATGCGGTGCTCAAGAACAGCGCGCAACGTCTCGCCAAGGAGATCGACGCCGAACTCGACCGGTTGGTCTATCAGGCTCCGCTCTCGCCCTCCGGATATCAGCGCACCGGCTTTCTTCGGGCGTCCTTCGTGGCCTCGACCGCGACAATGCCGCAACTCATTCGGGATAACCCCGGTGCTGTCGTCAATGCCGACGCCATGGGCCCCATAGTGCTGGTCATAAACGGCTGGGACGGGGGCGGAACGCTCTACCTGGGCTACACGGCGAAGTATGGGGCTATCGTTCATATGGGCGGGAATGGCGGCGTACCGAAACCTTGGGTGACACTGGCCGCGCAGCGCTGGCCTGAGATCGTCCGCGAGGAAGCCGCCAAGGTTAAAGCAGCGTTTGGATTGTGAGCATGGTCCCTTCAATCGAAACCCGCATATTCGAAGCCATCAAGGCGCGTGTCGCATCGCTGCCGATGGCTACGCGCTATCCAGTAAAATGGACGGACGGCCCAGAGTTCAAGCCACAGGTTTCAGACCGGTACTTGCGGGCGACATGGACGCCAAACCAGACACAGCGCGTTTTCATCGGTAGCAACGACCCTCATCGTCGCCCCGGCGTGCTCCAGATCGACGTCTTCGAGCCAAAAACTCAGCGCAGCATCGATGCCGTCGAAGTGGCGGGGCAGGTGGCGCGGCATTTTCCCGCCGATCTACGTTTTTCCTTTCAAGACGCCAATGTTCGCGTGATCAAGGCGCCGTCCGTCTTGGCCGTTTTCACCGAAACCCATCATCAGGTGCCAGTCGTCATTGAACTGGAAGCCTACGCCTAGCCTTTCCGGACTTCCCGGTTGACCCGCCCGCCCTAACACGGCGGGCTTTTTCATGGAGACCATCATGTCCCAGTCGTTCCCGGTCGCTGGCCGGAAAATCTACATGCACGCAGACGTGCTCGTGCCGCCCGCAACGGGGCTGCTCACTGCTGCCGACTTTCCCGATATCACGGACGAGGATTGGGGGCAGATCGGCAAGTGGAGCACTGCGGGCGCTCTTGGCGGCGATCAGGCAACCATCACTCAGGCATTCATCAACGAAGACTATGATGACGTCCAAATGGGAACAAAAAATCCCGGCGTTATGTCGAATACCTTCGGGGTGCTCCCGGCCGACCCTGGCCAGATTGCCCTCTACGCCGCTGCCGGCGACAAGCGCCTGCGCGCCTTCCTGATCGAATTCCCCGATGCTCCTGTTGGTGCCGCTGCGCATGGCTCGCTTCGTCTGTTCGCAGCCTATGTGAAGGAGCCGAACGAGCAGGGTGGCGAAGCCAACACCATGGGCATGATGACCGTCGATCTGGTCAAGTTCAAGAACACGGTGCGCGTGGCGGCTGCGGCCACCGGCGGCCCGGTGGGAGGCGCGTAACCCATGGCATCGAAAGCAAAACTCGGCGCTGGCAATGTGGACATCACACTCGACGGCAAGACCGAAACCCTTCGTCCAACACTGAAGGCTGCGCAAGCGCTCTCCCGCCGCTCTGGCGGGTTTTCCGAGCTGGTCAATGAGGTCGCCAAGTTCGATCTCGATGCGGTCACAGCCGTGATCGCAATGGGCCTTGATCGCAAGTCCCAGGACATTGCAGAGGCTGTGTGGCGTTCTGGCGTAGCCGAGATGGCTGGGCCGGTGATCGAGTTCATCGGTATCCTCGCCAATGGCGGCCGGCGACCTGACCAGAGCGCTGGAGGAGAGGAAGACGCGGACCCTCAGAACGCGTAACCATCTCTGAGTTCTATGACGAGCTGGCGAGGATCGCTCTTGGCTGGCTCGGATGGACCGAAGAGCAGGCGATTGCGTCCGATGTGAACGCTATCCTTGTCGCTCAAGATGGTCGCATCGACATGTTCGAGGCTATCGGCTGGGTCAAGAGAGCCCAGAACGAACAGGCCGGGCGAGAACTGACCCCTGAGCTTTTCGACG